GGCCACTGTAGCAAAGCTACCTCATGTTACCATGAGACCGGTGCAAAACTGCACCCCGACCGGGTCACCCCGGCCGGTACCTCCACCTGCGCCTACGTTAAAGCGCAGCCCACGTTCGTACGAGTGTGCATGGTCGATTTAGGTCAACCATCATACCCGGGTCGCTGACACTCCCGTTCAACAGGGAGTCCCAACTTTGGCCGGAACTTGAGAGTGGCAAGCCCTCAGTCCAAACCGGACCAGGGACATTCGCTCCTAAGCCCCCGGAAAGGAGGTTTCTAAGGAGTCTCTCGTACCCATCTAGCTCCTGGTCGACTTCAGGCTGTTTAGGCCGAAGCACCTGGTATTCGATGCGTTGGAGATCGAAGTTGACGCGTGACTTAACGCCATCCCTCCTGTTGAGGAGTTCGGCAAGAGTAACGCAACCAACAACCCTACAGAGGAAACCGCTCTCTGCGGTCCCGTAAGGTAGATCGCCTATATGGCGCTCCACTTCCCTGTAAGCAAGCTCTGAGGCCTTAGTCAGTCCACGTGCAGCCAAATTGGCCGCAACGCGCGTCAGGCTTATAAGCTCGGAGAATGACGTACGACTTGTCGGCAACAGCTTCTTTAATTTGACAGGTGTAACGTTGTAGCCTGCGAAGGCGTCGACGCCACAACTCTCGCGGAAGAAGCCGTGGATAAATGACTTTCCACGGTTGACTTTTAAGCCAGCCGCTTCGAGTGCATCCATCACGCATCCTGCGTATTGTCGGGGGACGATTATATCGTCACCAAACACGCGTACAGCCATGCGTATCCACTGTCTCTGGCCGGGTTTAACGGCTGCTATCGCAGAAACTGCTATAGCCCAGAAGACAAGCGCTTCAATTGGGAAGCACAAAGCACTCCCCATCGGCGCGTGCATCTTCAAGGTATGACGCTTGCCGTTAGGCATGCGTACAACAGTTGAACGCACTGCCTCGAGGTAGGGAACCAGGGTAGCCGGCATGAGGTACCGGACTAACGCCCAAGAAACCCAATTCGATGCGTTCTTCAAGTCCAGAGTGGCATCAAGGCGGCTGCGAGAGCTAGCTAACGCAAGCCGACCATTAATGGTCTGGTCGCGGAACTGAATCCGGCCAGACGTACCTCTGGAGAGGTGGGTAGAGAGAGCATCTCCGAGCCCAGAGCCTATGAACATAAGCTCGAGGGGCTGGGGTAATATCACTCGACCACCACGTGAATCCTTGTTCACCACCACGATGGATGCCTCAGGGACGGCTTCAACCGCCGCATGAGGCCACTTTTCGTGCCAGCGTACACGGTCTGCGAATTCGCGGGCCCCTCCTGCAGTAAAGTAGGAGAGGTCGTACTTGTGAGAGAGACACTGATACAGGCGTTTGAATGCCCATTTCTGTGGCCCCCTCTCACGAGTAGAGACAGCACCTGGTCCATGTCTCGGTCGAATCCGAGTTGGATCGAAACCCTGAAGGACGCGCGCGATTTCGTATTTCGCGACGTCGAGCAGGTCACTCCCCTGCAGCTCGGTATCGGGCTCTGGCAGCTCGTTGTCCTCGCGGACAAAGGTCTCCAAAGTCAGATCGTCCATGCCTTCTGGGCGTGGAACCTCGAGTTTATAGCAGAGGTAGCTTATCTGTCGCACGAGACGCACAGCCGCGGCAGCTCTTTCGAGGGTTGCAGCGGCTGCCTCGTCGCCAGAATCGCTAATTGTGTCAATCCAGTTTAAACTGGACCTAAGCGATCCTGAACCGTCGAAAAGGATGATAAGGACATCCTGCAAGATAGCAGTCAGTCCTGGGTACCTATGGCTTCGTTTGAAGCCATCCGGCACAACAAAAGTGCCAGTTTCGAGTGCAGTTTCAAGAGCCTTCCCTAAAGAAGGCAGCTTGACCGTCACAAACGGTAGGCCTTCAAACTTGACTCGCTTCCGGATGGAAGCGATGTCCTGTCGAAGGCCGCGTTTCGTATTCAGAAAGGAACAATCCGACAAGACGGCGATCAGCATCTCGAGCGAAAACGCTCCCTGGCTATTACTGGATTGGGCCATCGAAGGCTCACTCCGTCCAAGCCATGGTTATTCCGCACGAAACGGCTAAAGCTCCTAGCGCTGGCCGATGAGGATATCGCCGAAGGCGTTTACCGACACGGTGCACTTGCGTGCAGCGGCATCGGCATCGCTGATGGCGGCACCATCGAGGTACTGCAGGAGGTAGCCGAGACCCTGAACGGCCCAACCTTCGATCATCGCCTGATTCCCCGAAATACGGGGGACGACGAACGTGAGGGTCACCGGGATGGTGACAAGGCCGATCGGCACGCCGTTGACGAGCCCCATGTCCATCGTCTTAGAGAAGCTCACGGTCACGGTGTCGAGCGCGAAGGAGCGCTTGGCATTCGAGGCCGAGGACTTCACGTTGACGGAGAGGACACCGAGCTCACCGACGGTCGAGTCACTAGCGACGCGGCGCGTGACACCATCCTGGCCAAGCGGTAGCTGACCGAAGATCGTGTCAGTAGCATCGAAGCTATTGAGCGTAAGGGTTGGCGAAATGGTCATGGAAGAAATCCGATCTATACGGGCGCCTGACTAAGGCGCACGTTTTATAAGCTAGCTATCAAGCTAGCTAGAAGGATGGCTTGCCCAGCCGAAGGGGGAAAGGAAAAGACTGGCATGTCATTAGGCCATGCAGTTGACCTGTCGTACGTCTCATCGACAATCTCACCCACCTTTGTATAGGTGCGCTCAAAAGTGTCGAGACGAGTATACCAGGTTAGTACTTCCCACTTCCGCACAATCTTTAAACTGTGCGAAAAATCGTCTATACGCCACTCCCCAATGTAGGGTTGCAGCTTATGGCGATCGAGGAAATTGCCGAGCTTGAATACCCAATCCAGCACAAAGCTGAAGGGTATAGCATTATAAGCAATTCCTGCAGGGTTTCCCATCCCGAGCGCAGCGAAAGCGGCTCGGGCCAACCCTTCAAGACCGTCCAGGCCCTGGAGATTCATGTGTAACTCGCACGTAGCTGTGAACTCGACGTCATTGCTGACGAGAGTAGCTATCGTGTCGTACTCACGATCATAAGGGGTGTAAACGGTCAAGTCGATTCTCGGCGGGATAGCCGGGGTCGACTGTAGGCCTGTACGGCGGAACCGCAATTTCGTGCGTTTCCCATTGTGAGCTTTCAACCAAGCAACACGCTTGATAATCGAGCCGACAATCCCTGACAATGTAGTCAGGTCCCCAAGTGTGGGGGACGTGCCGAAAGCCCACTGAAGATGTGCTCCAGACAAGGACTTCAGCGGCGAGTTCTCTAGCTTTGGTATGATGTTGGCCATATCCTTCGATTCGAGAAGGAAGTTGCCAAAATCGATCGCGGCAGGGAACTGGTCGCAGAACTGAGTGTACGCATCCTGCGCAAGCTCAGCTTCGCTGTAAGTCTGGAGAAGAGGCTGCCAACTCAGGAGGTAATCCACATCAGACTCCGTGATCCGCGGGGTCATGTACGATCTCTCGTACCACATACCGCCAACGGCCCAGGGGGATCTGAAGGGTTCCTCTGAAATCATCCTGCGCCAAGAGATAGAGCGATTAAAGCAATCGGACGCTTTCCAGCGACCCGATACCTTAGCTTTACCCTCGACGTCCCAGATCTTGCGATCATGGACGAGACAACGGAACGGAACCAACCAATTGTCGTCACGGGAGGTTTTCGCGAAGAGAACCTTATCCGCATACGCAACGGTCGGCCGATACCGGTTGAATCTAGGATGCTGAATTCGCATCGGTAGCTCCTTTCAAAGGCTACTACGGCTCCGCTTGCGGCGGTAACCGCACACCCCATCAAGGAGGTCTCAACGCAGCTGACGTGATAGGTTTCATAAGACGGTGCTTAGGCGCCTGATGAAATACAACTACACGGGAGCGTTGCCGAGACCCC